CCACACATACCATTCCAAGACCAGAGGGTTATAAGAGAGGTTGAGTTGTTCATGGAAGAACTGCAACCGGATATGATAGTTTATCCGGGGGATATTGGAGACTGGTACGGCATATCTAGTTTCGACAAGAACCCCAGTAGAGCCGACCGCTTGCAAAGCGACCTATCCTCGGTCGGGGCGATGTTCAAGAGGCAAAGAGCATTATGCCCCAATGCCCGGATGATAGAGGAAGACGGGAACCACGAGGACAGGCTTCGTCGCTTCATCTGGAGGCACCCTGGAGTCGCCGGACTACGCGACCTGGACTTGGCGCGTCTCATGCGCGTCGAGGACACGTGGGAAGTGCTGCCCTACAAGTCGCTGGTGGAGTACGCCTCCCTCCTGATAGAGCACGGGGACTTGGTTCGCCAGCACGCTGCGTACACGGCGAAGGCCATGTTCGAGAAGCGTGGATCGTCGGGTATCGTGGGGCACACGCATCGCTTCGGGGTTTACACCCGTCGCGACGCTTCGGAGGAGTACATCTACGTGGAGAATGGCTGTACGTGCCGACTCGACCCTGAGTACGCGCCATTCCCCAACTGGCAGCAGTCCTTCACCTACGTGATAGCCTACGATCCCCACCACCTGTGCGTGATTCCTGTGCCAATAACGGCTCAAGGGTTCCGAGCCGAGGGCCGTTGGTACGGGAGGAAGGAGTGACCCATGCAAGAAGCTAGCGAAGCGCGCCTCCGTGAACTTTGGACAGATGTTGAGCGACGATGGGACTCCCTTCCGGCGAAGCTCGACGTACCGTGGGCCGAGGCGCGCTTCAAGCTGGAGACGTTCCGAATCACTTTGCGGCAAGTGAATGAGAGCGTTTCCATACTGCTAGGAGGCCCGCCATGATAAACCCGTTCTCGGCTGCGTGGAGGGGCATGGGAGGATTCATGTCTCAAAACGCCCACACTGTATCGCAGCATATGGGCATGTCACTTGGCTATAGGACTCTCGCCCAACGGAACCTCAAGAAGTTCTGGGAGTTCTACCGGAGCAACGAGATGGTCTTTGCCGCGACGACCGAGACTACGAGCGCCTCCGCTGTGATACCACAGGTGGCCGAAGTGTTCAGTGAAGGGCGCTGGAAGGTTGAGCCGGAAGACAGCGACATCCAGACGCGCCTTGACAACCCGAATGAGGACGATGATCCCGTGAAGTTCAGGGAGCGCGTAGACACGGAACTAGTTGTGACTGGTAACGGCATCGTCGTTGAGTGGCCGCGTCGGTTAGAGGGTCACACCGCCCAGCCCCCGCTGGTGAATGAGCCCCTAGGTGAGTTCCGGCTGATTCCCTCGATGAACGTGTGGCTGATGCGCGATAAGAAGACGGGGCGCGTCGACAGGTACGTGTACGACCCTGAGAGACAGCACGGGGGGCCGAACCCTACGCTCCTCAACAACCCGCCAGCGTCGGCGTTCACGTTCCCCAAGTCTCGCGTCATACACCGGATATACAGCCCCGACCCTGGTCAGATGGAGTGGGGTATGGGGCCAGTAGCCGCCGCCCTGGATTCGATTCAGGCGGATATGAACATCACTGCGTACATTCGGGAGTTCTTCGCACAAGGGGCGGTGCCTCCCCACATCTTCCTGACCGAGACCACCATGACGCCAGAGCAGGAACGTCAATTACAGCGGAGATGGGCGTCTAACGTGGGGGGAATCGAGAACGCGTGGAGACTCGCGGTAATGGCAGGAGCGAAGGGGGAAATCAAGCGTCTGGGACTCGCGGCAGGGTCGCGCGAAGTGGGTCTGGACGACCTCCGGAAAGCGACCGAGGCGCGTATTCTCGTAGCGATGAATGTGCCTCCTATCGTGATTGGAGCGCCGATTGGCCTAGAGAACGCCACGTACTCCAACTACGACCAAGCGCGACAGGCGATGCACGAGGAGAACACCGACCCACTGGTAGCGAAGCGCGACGCCGCGTGGAGCCACTGGTTACGGAAGCGCCTAGGCCGACGCGACATACGAATACGGGCAGACCTGTCCGATGTACTGGCAGTGCAGATGCGTCAGAACCAGCGCTCCGAGCAGGCGACTCGTGAGCTACAATCGGGTCTCACCATGAGAGGAGAGGCCAGAGCGCTCGCGGGGTACGCTCCCTCGGAAGGCGACGATACGTTCTTCGTCCCGCTGAACCTGGAGACGATGCCAGGCTCCCTTGTCACAGAGGCGAGAGTTCGGCGTCTGTCTCTGTCGCTGAGCGACCACGCGGCGAGTGCCGCAGTGATACGGGAACAGGGACTTGAATCCGCCCAAAGCCTAGGAATCGGGCACGTCCCCGAAGGGGTCATCATGTACATAATGTCTGGGATGACGCCCCGAAGAGACGACGAGTCCAAGCGGCAGTATGCCCACCGTATATTGCTCAAGACCCACATGACCGTCTCGATGTACCGGAACAACTTGGCACTAGCTGATGGTAAGACGGTGCCAGTATGATGCCCGAACCATCAAATGAATGTACAGGTAGGGGGCTACTCAGAGAGGGTAGGGAGTCGTGTACCCTACTCTCTTATAGGAATAGAGAGTGCGCCTCCCAGAAAGGAGAATCGAATGAGACCACTGTTTGAACGATACGGGATATCCGAAGCCCGTCCACTAGCTGATGGAGGAATCGCAGGGATCGCGCTGCCCTTCAACGTCAGTGACCAGAGACCAGGGGCCGCGTTCATGGACGACGGAACTCTCAGGTTCTTCGCCTACAAGGTGTACGACCCTGGGATGTTCGACACCCAACTTGCCCAGACCGACTACGGAGGGCGTGTCCAGTTCCAGTGGACGCACGGAGGTCGCTCTCCGGAGAACATGACCGGAGAAGCCCTAGCACAGATTCCGATTGGGAGGGTCACGCAGTTGCAGGCGACCCCCACCCTGCTGATGTTCCAGGCCGTATTCAACAGCACGAGCCTCGCGCAGGAGATACAAAAGGCGGTCTCCTCCAACGACCTACGCGAAGTCAGCGCAGGCGTCTGGATTGACGAGTTCGAGTTTGATGTGGATAGCGAGGGCAACGACTTTGTTCGCATCACCGAGGGCCGCGTCCGCGACATCAGCGTGGTCGATCTTGCCCAGTTCACCGAGACGCGAATCCTTGAGCACTTGTCACACCAGGAGCATCACGCCCTTCCTTCTGGGGTGGAAGTCGCTCCTGGCGTGTCTCCGACAGAGGCGCTGCGAGGCGTACTCCAGACCTACTCTCAGGGGGCCGACCTCCCCGTAACTCCATTCGGTACTCCCGCCCAAAGCTCCCAGACCCGCGCCATTGTCCAGCCACCTCGTCGAACGACCACCACTACGGGGCGCGACGACGCGAAGGACATTACGGTATTACGGGCTGACTGGGGAGCGCTCTGGGCCGCGTACAACGACCTGGCAACTGAGAATCGCCTACTCCACGGTCAGGTCGAGACAGAGGCGCTTAGGAAAGGAGGCTCCTAGTGAGCCTAATCGCACAGTACACGGAGGCAATGGACTCCGCTGTAACCGCCGCGAACACTCTAGGCGGGCAGATTAGCGAGTTGCTTCGCGATGGCAAGACGCTTGACGACGAGAAGGTGGTCGAGCTAAACGGTCAGCGGACACGGGCGTTCACTGACGCAGACCGACACCGCGAACTTCTCCACACGGAGATTCGCCAGGAGCAGGCCGCCGCCGAGACCGCGAAGACCCTCGAAGGGTACAAGGCTGTCGGGTTCGTGCCTCCGAAGGGAGTGGCCGAGGTCGAGCAGAACCGCATCGAGAAAATCGTGACGCCCTCGCTTCGTTCCGTCGCGATTGAGAACCCGTGGCTCGTAGGGGACAGCTATCGCGAGGCGCTAAACTCCTACGTGAAGACGAGCATCCGGCAGAACACGGACTCGCTGAGCCTGGAACGGTTCATGGAGGCACAGGGCCTCGAATACAGTCCGAACGTCATGGAGACCATCACGGACGACCTGGGCGGGTACACTGTGCCCCCCGACCTCCAAGACCAAATCATCCGCAACTTGGCGACGTTCTCCGTCTTCCGGCAGCTTGCCGCCGTCACCCCGACCTCCTCGAACCTCGTCGAGTGGGTCACGGTGCAGCGTGCCTCCGGCAACGACAAGAGCATCTTCACTGGCACATTCGTCGGTAGCATGGTCTCCGAGACCCCTGCCGCGGCTGCTGGTGAGCAAGACCTCAAGTTCCAGACCGTCCAAGCGCCCATCCGCAAGTCGCGGGTCATCGGTTGGATTGGCGAGGACTTGGTGGCCGACTCGATGTTCGATGTGCTGGCCCTGGTCGCTGACGAAGGGGCTATCAACCTCGCAGTCCTGGAGGACAAGCAGTTCCTTCTTGGCAATGGTGCCAACGGCGAGGTCATGGGCATCCTGAACAACGACGACATCGGCATCACGGACATCGACGGGGGCGCGGACACAATCAAGAACACCACGACCGACCGTGGCTCTGAGGAAGACATCCTGACCTCCATCGACAACATCCCCGCCCAGTACCGCGTCGGCCCTGGTGTCGCCGTCATCGGCCACTCCAAGACCCGTACCAAGATTCGTGGTCTGGTCACTCCGGCAGGAAACTTCGTGTGGCGCGAAGAACTGTCCGTCGAGATTCTCGCGAACGGTAGGGCGGGCTCGATTGAAGGAATCCCCTTCTACATGAGCGACCACATGGCACAGGACGGCACAGCGCAGAACAAGGTGCTGATCTGGGGGAACTTCCGTCACTGCCGTATCCTCGACCGCCAGCGCCTCACGGTGCGGGTGTCGTTCGAGCAGAAGTTCGACGTGGAGCAAGTCGGGCTGCGAGTCAACTCGCGGTTCGGCTTTCTCGTGACGAATCCGGAGCCGTTCCAAGTCTCAGACGTGTAGAGCGGCCAGGAGGCACGTGCCTCTTAGTCCGACTCCTTGGAGAGTAACGAAATCAGAGACAGGCTTGAAAGGAGCCACCACAGTGAAAGAAGACCGAATCACCGCCGCCATCCTCCTGACCTTCCTGATGGAGATGGCATCACACCCGTTGCGGGTACTGACCAATCCGCTCGCCGAAGCGCGTCTCGCCTGGTCGCACGCGAAAGTCGCGGCCTTCTCGATTGCTCACCCTGTAGCGGGGGGTTCCGAAATCCTCCCCTACCCGTTGGGCAACAACATCTACGAGGAGCAGTACATTGACCCAGCCTCACGCACAGGTACTCTGAACGGCGGGGACATCGACTTGCAGGTCGCCCCGTACAAGGAGTTCGATGTCTTCCGGTTCATCCTCAACCTGGGCGCTACTACCGGCGTCGTAGACTTGAAGATACAGGACTCGGCTGACGGTTCCTCATGGGCTGACCTGAAAGACGCAGACGCGGTGGTAATCGCCATCACGCAACTCACGGCGACCGATGACAACAAGATGGCCGTGATTGAAGTGACGACCCGTGGCTACGTTGTGAGGCAGCACATCCGCACCGTCCTGGTCATGGCCGCCGCCTCTACTCTGACTGGAATCACGATGCAGGCATACGGTCATGCCGGAGACACTCCGGTGCCCGTGTCCGCTGACCGAATCGAGTTGAAGACGGGCGTCGTCGCAACCTAGTAGTCCCTCGGCCCTAGGGCCGTGAGACCAAGGGGCGGGGGACGGGTTCGCACTGTCCCGCCTCCCGCCCCCAAAGAACAGGAGGCACTATGATAGAAAGGTTCGTAGGCGCGGTGAAGGGCTTGACCCGTCCGGTTCTGCTACTCGGCACTGCCGCCGCTGCGTTCTACTTCTTCGCTACGGGAAACGCCGAGGGAGGGTCTGCGGCAGGCACCCTGTTCGGCGTCCAGACCGCCTGGTGGTTCAACGAGCGGAAAGAGACTCACGAGCGGGAGGCGCTCCAGGTCACTCCCGACCCCCTCGACCTACTGAGGGCGATGCCACCCGACTTGCTGCGGGAGATGCTGATGGAGCGCGAACGCCCGGAGACACCCGAATGAAGGCGATTGTCGATTTAATCGCGACGAACGACCCGCCGAGGCGCGTAACGGTTTCGGTTCCAAAGCGGAAGTCGGCTACCGCGCAGCTCAACGCGATTGACAGGGCGATACTCAAGGAGTATGGCGGTGACGACGACTCCTGGAGCCGCTGGAACCTCATAGAACTGGAGGAGTGATATGACTAGAAACCTGTACGCCAACCTCGACGACTGGGAGCGAAGGTTCTCCTACGACGTGGACTTGGCGGCAGCCGACCGGACGGAGCTAGAGAAGATTCTGGACTCTGCCTCGCGGGACGTGGACATTCACTGTCGCACTCATTTCTTCGCTCAGACCCGCACCGTCATTCTCGATGGCAGCGGGTCGAAGGAGCTTAGGGTGCCCGACCTACTCACGATCACGAGCATCAAGCTAGACCAGAACCGAGACCGCGTGTATGAGGACACCCTTGTGGCCGCCGACTACCGACTGCTACGGCCCAACCACGAGTTCCCCTACGACACGCTCCCAAAGCGCCTCATTCGGCTGGACACTCAAATTGGGCAGTTCTCCGTGTTCCTGGCCCAGGAGGAACTCGTGGAGATAGTCGGAGAGTGGGGCTTCGTGAACAACATCGAAGACACCGGCGACACGGTGCAGGATGCCACGGAGCAGAGCGATACCCAACTCACGCTCAGCGTGACCGCTGGCACCAACTTCTCCGTAGGGCAGACGCTCAAGCTAGGAGATGAGCAGGAGTACGTGTCCGGCATCTCCGCGAACATACTCGCCGTGGCGCGAGGAGTGAACGGGACTGCCGCCGTAGTCCACGCGAACGCCAGCGTCATCAACAGGTATACGTACCTTCCCGAAGTGCGAGACGCGACTCTTATCGAGGCCGTCCGACAGTGGAAGCGCAAGGAACTGGCGTTCGTCGCCCGTGAGGGGTCGCTCCAGGAGGGCTTCGACGTAGACGCTGCGAGGCTCCTCCAGGACTTCGTGAGGTATGACCAGTAATGCCCATACAAGTCCTGCTGCTGATACTCGTCGCCGAGCTAGCGGCACTAGGATTCTTGACGTGGGTAGCTCTCGCGGAGCCGTTCTCGTGACCCAGTTCTTCTCGAACACGGGCAAGGGGGCGGGAATGAGGGTTCGCATCAACTGGAGGCGCGGCCCCCGACAGTTGCGTATCGCGCTAGACAGGGCGAGAGACGAGTTCCTCACGACTGTGGAGAGCGAGGCCCGAAGCGCGGCACCCTCCGGAGTCAAGAACACTATCAAGCGCACCGCCGCCCAGGTTCGGGTAGACCACCCCGCTGCGGCCTACATAGAGTTTGGGCAGGAAGAAGGGTCGATGCCGCCACTAGGCCCGATAGCAGCATGGGCCGTCTCGGTGGGAAAGTCGGCTCGTGAGGCCTTCCCCATAGCGAGGGCCATCAGAGACCGAGGACGACCCGCGAGACCGTTCTTCGTGCCAGCTATCGAGAAGGCGCTAAACGAAGTCGAGCGGGAGTTCGTGCAAATCTGGGAAGGAGGGCGAAAGTGACCTTGCTAGAAAGTCTACCGAGGAACGCGTTACACGCCCTTGACGAAGAGAGGAGGCACTAATTGCCAGAACAAGAACTAGACAAGGTGCTGGACGCCGTGGGCACCCGACTCAGGGGAATTACGGGCATACACGACGTTGACGTGTTCCAACCCCAGTCGGTCGGCGCGGGGGCACTACCTCGCATCGTGCTCCGGTACCTCGACTCACCGTGGCTCATTTCGACGGGGGGAAGACACAAAATCCAGCACACGATTCAGGTGGAGGTCATAGTAGCCCCACTGTCCGACGTGAGACGTGCTCGACGTAAGGCGTCACAGTTCGTGCGAGACGTGAAAGCGGCCCTGTTCACTGACGGTACGGGCCTAGACCTCATTCCGTCTCCGAATCAGACTACAGTAGGGCCAGAAGGAAGTCAGGCGATTAGAAACGTGAAGTACAGCGACAACATCTACATCGCCTCCATCATTATCTTCCGTGCTAACGAGCTAACGGGAGAGACCCTGTAAAACCGGAAAGGAGAAACGGCAATGCGACTGATATTCCAGGAAAAGCCAGGGTTCTCGGCCCCTGGAAGCGGCTGGCCCGCCGCGAACCACACCGAGTCCGACCCCGTAGTGGCGGAGGCGAAACTCGAATCAGGATGGTACCATGAGAAGGGCAACAAAAAGAAGTCAACGGAGATGGCGACCAAGCGAGTGTCGGACAGGCACCCGCAGCCGGAATCCGGTGACGAGTCCCAGAGACGAGGAGGCAACTAAATGGGAGCAGTAGCGCCCGAACGTCTGATTCAGTTGGGCGTGGAGACGGTCAGAGGCACCGAGGTCGCCGCGACCGCGAGACTGATTCCACGCCCAGGAGAAGTCACTTGGCGGGATAACACCGAGAAGCCACCACTGGAAGCGGACTGGGGGACGCTCGACAGAAGGCACTCCGCGCACCCGTCCCAAGTCGCCAGGCAGTTGACCGAGATGGAGATGACGGCAGACTGTTCCTTTGAGCAGATTCTCTACCCCCTGCTTGCGGGAGTCCAGGGAGGCGTCACTCCCGTGGCCCAGGCCGCCGGAGTTGACGGGCACCTGTGGACATTCACCCCGTTCCCGACCGCTGACCCCGTTCCCGACGCCTTCACTCTAGAGTACGTCGAGCGCGAAGGCATTACCAACAAGATGCAAGTCACGGCCACCTACGGGCTGGTCAAGCGCATCCGTATCACTTCGTCCCCAGGAGCCGAGTACGCCACGCTGGAGACTGAGTGGTTTGCCCGCAACGGAGTCTCGCAGGCACCAACAGCCGACCCAGGACTCCCGACGAAGAACGTCACGCCTGGCCCGAAGTGGAGGATTGCGACCGCAGCGAACTTCGCGGCCCTAGAGTCTGCTCCCTCGCTACTCCAGGCGCAAGTCATGGGGTTCGAGTGGGAGCTAGTGACGGGCATCCTTCCGAAGTTCCGGTTGGACGACGACTCGCCCGACTTTGCGGCGTACCAGTTCGGCGCTCGCGAGTGCAGCCTCAAGTTGACCCTTGACTTGACCGCTGAGGCAGAGACGGAGCGCACGGCGCGACTCCAGGCAGCGGGAATCCAGTACCTCCGTGCCGATGTAGTTGGGCCAGTTATCGGGTCGGACAACCACAAGATTAAGATCGATGGGGCCTACGAACTGACCAATCCCATCGAGGCAGGGAACGACGACGAAGACCAGAGCCAGGTGGAGCTAGAGTACACAGCCATACACGACTCCACTAAGGGCGCTGCGTTCGAGATAGTCGTTCACAACAACCTCGCTACTCTGCCGTAAGGTGCGGTGGTGAGTCCGGAGCGTGGGGGTGGCGCTGCGAGTCCGTTGAACCGGCAGCAGCGTCGCCTCGCACGGAAAGACGAAGTAAACCGTCAGAGGGACAGAAGGAGAAGGGGCATGCCTCTTTACGAGACCGAGACAGTGCGACTAGAATCCAAGGACTCGGATGGCAACGACGAGTGGGTGAAGGTTCGGGAAATCGGAGTGGAGCAACTCCGAGAGGCTGACGCCGCCGGAACCGTTCACGTCACCGACCAGATGCGGATGCTGCCGGAGAAGCTGGTAGAGGACGAAATCGCGAAGCAGAAGGCGGAAGGGACAAAGGAGCGGGAGCAGCGCTTCGAGGCGTATGACCCCGCGACCCTTCTCAAGTACGGGGTGATGGCATGGTCATTCAAAGAGGGGGACGCGCCCATCCCCTGCGACGCGGAGCACATCACCGATATGGGAAACAAACTCGGCGACAAGTGCGCGAGGGCCATCTACGCCCTCACGGTGCGTGATTCGGGGGAAGGAAGCAGCTCCTCTACGAAGTCGAGAGGGGCCGTATCCCAGCCACCCTCCTCAGAGCGCACGACTTCCGCAGTAGCGGGGGAAGGCTCTCGCTGATGGACTACTCGGTCGCCCCTGCTCGATTCGTGGACGACCTACGTGTACTCCTTGAAGGGGAGCGACGGCAGGAGAACCTCGAAACGAAGAAGGCGGCGGACAAAGCGAAGCGAGGAAGGAGGCGATAACGTATGGCGTTTGGAGCCGACGCTAAAGTAGTCATCGAAGCTATCCTGCGAGACAAGGCATCTGGGGCACTTCGCGGACTGCAAGGGAAGATGTCGGGCTTCGGGAGCAAGATGCTTACCGTAGGGAGCCGTATCCGGTCAGCGGGGCAATCCATGACGATTGGACTCACGGCCCCAATTATCGGAGCGGGCATCGCTATCTTCAAAGCGTCAATAGGGTTCGGGGACGCGATGGCTCAAATCGTGGCCCTTTCCAACGTGTCGCAGGAGCAGATGGCGGAGTGGAGGGAGGAGGTTCTCAGGCTTGGCCCAGCGGTGGCTAAGTCCCCGCAAGAGCTTGCAGACGCCCTGTTCTTCCTAGCGTCCGCTGGTTTGGACGCAGGCACCGAGATTGATGTGCTGGAGATTGCGGCACGAGGTTCGGCGGTCGGGTTGGGGGAAACGAAGACGGTCGCTCTAGCCCTGACTTCCATTATGAACGCCTACGGTCAGGAGAACGTGAACGCGGCGGACGCCACGGGAGTCCTGATTGCTGCGGTCAGGGAGGGCCGTACAGAGACAGACGAACTTGCGGGAGTGATGGGGCGCGTCCTTCCTCTAGCCTCAGAGCTAGGAATCGGGTACGAGGAGGTAGCGGGAGCGCTCGCAGCCCTCTCCCTGATTAACGAGGACGCGAGCGAGAACGCCACAGCGTTCCTGGGTATCATGCGAGCCGTGGTCAAACCGTCCAAGGCAGCGAAAGACATGCTCAGCGAGGTTGGACTCTCGATGGCGGATGTCCGTCAGCAGATGGACGAGAAGGGCCTAATCACCACGCTCCAGAGCCTCCGCAACGAGTTCGGGTTCAACATCGAGGAGCTGGGCGTCCTGTTCCCCCGCGTCAGGGGATTGACTGGACTTCTCAACCTGACAGGAAAGAACGCCGCGAAGGTGGACGAAGTGTTCAAGAGAGTGGCGGAAGGAAGCGCGAAAGACCTAGAGTTCGCGTTCGAGGCTGTACAGACCCCAGGGTTCCAGATGCGTCAGGCTATGGCGGAAATCCAGGTAAGCCTTATCCGGCTCGGAGACGTGATTGTGCCCATCGTAGCGAAGTGGCTGCCGAAGCTGGTGCAAGGTCTCCAGGCGGCGACGCAATGGTTCACGGGATTGCCACCTGGAGTCCAGAAGGGGATACTCGTGTTCATCGCGCTACTGGCGGCAGTAGGCCCATTGCTCATTGTGATTGGGTCATTGATTGCGGCGG